ACAGGAATAGACTATAATAGTCTTAACAAAATTACACTGATAATGGCACAGCCATTTTCAGGGACAGCTTATCTGTCTTAAAGGGAGTGAAAAATGGCAAGAAAATTTTTGGTTAGCATTGACCTCAATAAGAATGAATTACTCAATGCTCGAATCCAGAACTTAGGGTCAGAACCAAGCAACCCAGTTACTGGTCAAATTTATTACAATTCAAATGACAACTTACTATATTTTTGGAATGGAACTGAATGGTTAACTGCATCTGGTGATTTTGGTCAAGGTAATTATACAACTAGACTAAAGTTTGGCGAAGCAGTAGATCATGGCGTATCCCCTTATGTTGCAAGAGCAGATCACAAGCATGATGTAGCAGACATAATCGGAACTGCAAATCAAATTACAGTTACAAAAGCTGTTAATGGAAATGCAACCCTTTCAATTCCATCTCAGTTAAATGTAAACGATATCGATGCAGCGACATTAGATACCACAGGCTCAGTAGATGTTGGCGGAAACTTAGAAGTTACTGGAACATCAACACTTAATGGTGCAGTAAACCTAAATAGCACATTGCATGTTGATGGCGCAACAGAACTACAGTCTACTTTAGATGTTGATGGCGCAACTACATTAAATAACACATTAACTGTATCTGGACTTACAACATTAAATAATAATTTAGATGTAACAACTGGAACATTACATGTTGGTGGAGCTACAGATATAGACTCTACTTTAAATGTAGATGGAGATACAACTCTTCAGTCAAGCTTAACTGTCCAAGGAGCAGTTTCAACTAACTCAACTCTTACAGTACAAAGCACTTCGACATTCAACAATAATGTTCAAGTAAATGGTAGCTTAGATTTAAATGGTAACGCAGATGTATCTGGAACACTAGATGTTACAGGTGCAACAGACCTTGGAAGTACATTAGATGTAACTGGTGCAGCCACATTTGATTCATCTATTGTTGTAAACGGCTCAGCCACATTCAACGGTGAAGTTACTGCAGTATCTAACCTAGAAGTAACAGGAAGCACCGACCTAAACGGTGGATTAGACGTTACTGGAGATACATCAATAGGCGGAAACCTTCAAGTTAATGGAAACTTAAATGTAACAGGATCTATTAACTCTGTAAATACTACTCAGGTTAACATATCAGACAATGTAATTAACTTGAATAGTGATATGCCAGAAACTCAGCCTCCCTCTGTAGATGCTGGCATTAAAGTCCATAGAGGAACTGAAGAAGATGTTCAAATTCTATGGAATGAATCAGATGATAAGTGGACATTGTCTAATGATGGTGTAAATTATCATGAGATAACCAGAAAATACAAAACTACACTTAGCACATCAGCTACAACATATGCTTTGTCCCATAACTTGGGCACAAAAGACGTTGTTGTGCAAATTTTTGAGGTTGCTTCTCCATATGCACAAGTAGAAGCTGACGTTGAACATACATCAACATCAACAGTTACTATTAAGTTTGCTGTAGCACCTTCAGCTGGAGAGTATAGAGTAGTAGTAATCGGATAGGAGTTTAATAGTGGCTCGTAAATTTAAATCATTATTAAACTTACTAACATTAGATGAAGATCCTACATCTGGCAATGCTGGTGATGTATTCTTTAATACAAATGAAAAAGCATTAAAGATTCATAATGGTGTTAACTGGGTTATATTATCACAAAATACAGATCCCGCTCCATTTTATATGCACACTCACTCATATGATGGAGATGTACATACAGTTAACTTACAAGAAACAATTAACTTTACAACAGATATAAACAATAATCCTTCTGTAGTAGAAACAATTCCTGCTATAATTGGACTTGATGGCGGTGCTCCAGATTCAATATATAACGATCCAAATTTTGCAGATTTGACATTGTTAGACGGAGGCGAAATTGGCAACTAATTTCCCAGCAAGTTTAGATAATCTGAACAATCCACAAGGCACAGATAGCATGGCAGGCCATGCTGCTTTGCATGGAAATGTAAACGATGCACTAGAAGCTTTACAGGCTAAAGTTGGAGTAGACGGATCAAATGTAGCTACATCTTTAGACTACAAAATATCAGTTTTAGAGTCACAGCTTTCTGATTTAGACAATCAATCAGATTCGACTTTAGAATTATTAGGGCTGGAAGGCAATAACGATTTAACTATAACTGGAATAGAAAACAAAACAGCTATAGATAATTGGTCTGCCAGCCTTTATAGAACAATTAAATATAACTTACAAATAACAAAAGGTAGCGAATATGTATCATCTGACTACCTGCTATTGAATGATGGAACTGATATAAATGTGTCAGAATCCAACATCATATCAAATACTTCAAATTCGTTGGCTAATATAACATTTGAAGTAAATTCAGGTATAATTAGTTTATGCGTAACCCCCACAACTTCGGCTGTTACAGCCAGATTTGTGCGGACTGCGCTTAAGGCTTAAATAAGGGGGTTGTCAGAGTGGCAACAGTAAATAAAAATTTTAGAGTAAAAAATGGCTTGGTAGTTGAAGGAAGTACTGCTACCGTAAATGGCGAAAGTATATTAACACAAGGTGCTGGCGATAATTATATTATCAACCTTATTGGTGGCACAGCAACCTCCACAAATACTGCTAACTCAGTTGTTAAGCGTGATGCCTCTGGTAATTTTTCAGCTGGTACTATTACAGCAAATTTAACAGGAAATGTAACTGGTAATTTAACTGGTAATGTAACAGGTAACGTAACTGGAAATGTAACTGGCACAGTTTCTGATATTTCAAATCACACAACGTCTACTTTGGCAGAAGGTACAAATCTTTACTATACAGCGGCTCGTGCAAAAGAAGAGGCCGCCAATCTTCTTGTAAATGCAATACAGACAAATATTCAGATCTCTAAAGATGGATCTAATAATCTTACTATTACTGCCGAAAATGGCGTAGCTGAATCTACAACAAATGATTTAACAGAAGGAAATCTAAATCTTTATTTTACAGAAGCTCGTGCTCGTGCATCAGTTTCTGGCGGAACAGGAATTGATTATAACAGCACCTCTGGTGTTATTGCAGTAGACAATACAATTGCTACAAAGAGTTATGCTGATCAAGCAGAAGCAGATGCAATTTCTACAGCAGCAGCAGACGCAACATCTAAGGCAAATGCAGCTCAAGCAGCCGCAATTGCTTATGCTGACGCACTTGACACAGACGATGTGGCTGAAGGCTCTGTTAATATGTACTTTACAAATGGTCGTGCAAGAAATGCTGTTTCTGCAGGAACTGGAATTACATATAGCTCTGCAGACGGAATTATTCATGTAACTGCAAGCACATATGATGCATATGGCGCAGCTTCTGCTGCAGAAGGCGCAGCAAATAGCTATACAGATACCGCAATAAATGCATTAAGAACAGACGACATTGAAGAAGACGCATCACCAGTCAATCTTTGGTTTACAGATGCTCGTGCTCGTGGATCAGTAAGCGCTGGAAATGGATTATCATATAATTCAGGAACTGGTCAATTCTCAATTGATACAACAGTTACTGCTGATAAGACATGGGTTAGCAATGAGATCTCAGCTCTTGTAGGTGGAGCTCCAGCACTTCTAGATACATTAAATGAAATTGCAGCAGCAATTAATGATGATGCAAATTACTTTACTACAGTAGCAAACAGCATTGCAACCAAGCTAGCAACAGCTGGCGGAACAATGACTGGCGCTCTGGTACTACATGCAGATCCAGTAAATGCTCTTGAGGCAGCTACAAAGCAGTATGTAGATCAAGCAGAATCTGATGCAGTCGCTTCAGCAAATTCTTATACAGATGGAGCGATACTTGCTGGTAATGCAATAGCAGAACCAGTATATGCAGCAATTGACTTTAATGGGGTGGCAAAGAATGTTGCCGCTACCGTTTCAGTACCAACTGCTACCACGGTAACTGCATATGAATGGAATAACAACGCTTTCAGAAGCGGTAAGTTTACTGTAAAGATTGCAAGCGGATCACATACAGAATTATCTGAGGTTCTTGTAACAGCTGATACCAGCGACAGTTTACATATTACAGAATATGGAGTTGTCGGAACAAATGGTTCTTTGTCAACAATTACAGCAGATTATAGCAATAACAAGTTCAGAATTAGAGTAACAACTCTAAATAATAACAGCACTGTAACAATTGCTGGAACATTAATAGCATAACAACTAAATAATTAAATTGGTGGGGGACACAAAATCCCCCACCTAAAAATTCGGGGGATATTGAACTCGTGGCAACAACAAATAGAGATTTTAAGGTTAAGAATAATCTAGTAGTCCAATCTGGACAGGTTACACTAGGTTCAGTACCCCTAGTATTTAATACAGATAACAATAAATTAAGAATTCAAGTTAATGGTCAATGGATTGATATATCAGACTCAAATGATATAGGATTCAATGATATTGGCTTGGCTATTGATTATAATGGCTCTCCAATATATTCTGTTGGTGGAGATGGGGTAGTGACTGAGGCTACAAAATATGCCGATGGCGGTTCCCCAAGCAGTACATCATTTGCTCTTACGTTTGATTCAGGAGTAATTTCCTAGTAAAATAAGCAAGTGGTATAATTCTAATATAGGGGTATAAATAAAATGGCAACAGTAAGATTACAATTAAGAAGAGGAACTGCATCGCAGTGGACCTCTGCAAACCCAATTTTAGCGGCGGGAGAAATGGGTGTTGAAACAGATACTAGAAAAGTAAAAGTAGGCGATGGCACCACATTATGGAATTCGTTAGATTATGTAGCAGCAGATGCTCCAGCAATTGGCGAAATTGCTCAAGATGCAATAAACGATGCCCTTGTTGCTGGAACTGGTATTACTAAATCTTACAATGATGGCGCAAACACAATAACAGTTTCTGTAGATACTTCTATCATTGCCACAAAAGCTGAACTTGCTGAAGTTGCACAAGATTCAGTAAACGACTCACTTGTTGCAGGAGTCGGACTTAATAAAACTTATGATGATGTAAATAATTTAATTACAATTGATATTGATTCAACAGTTGCAACATTAACTGGTACACAAACTCTAACAAATAAAACTTTAACATCTCCAGTAATTAATACCCCAACTGGAATAGTAAAGTCAGACGTTGGACTTGCAAACGTAGACAATACTTCTGACGCCGACAAGCCAGTTTCAACTGCAGCTCAGTCAGCATTAGATCTTAAGGCTCCTCTTGCCTCACCAACCTTTACGGGTACCGTATCTGGTATAACAAAGTCAATGGTTGGACTTGCAAACGTAGACAATACATCGGATGCTAACAAGCCAGTATCAGGAGCTACTCAAGCAGAGCTAGATCTTAAGGCTCCTCTTGCCTCACCAACCTTTACAGGTACCGTATCTGGTATAACAAAGTCAATGGTTGGACTTGCAAACGTAGACAACACTTCTGACGCCGACAAACCAGTTTCAACTGCAGCTCAGTCAGCATTAGATCTTAAGGCTCCTCTTGCCTCACCCTCATTAACTGGGACACCTACTGCACCTACAGCAAATGCTGGAACAAATACAACTCAAATTGCAACAACAGAATTTGTTGGCACCGCTGTTAGTAATTTAATTGGAGGAGCTCCAGGATTACTTGACACTTTAAACGAATTGGCAGCAGCAATTAATGATGATGAAAGCTACGCTGCTAATATCGCAACTCAAATAGGTAATATCAACACTACATTATCGAATAAAACTGAAAATAGTACATTTAATCAACATGTATCTAATACACTTGATGTTCATGGAATTTCAAACACGGCAAATTTAGTATATACAAATGATTCTAGATTATCCGATCAAAGAGTTACAGTAGACAATACTGTAACTACTCCTAAAATTGTTGATAATGCAATAACTACAGCAAAGATAGTAAATGGCGCTGTAACCACTGACAAGATTTCAAATAATGCAGTAACAACTGCTTTAATTTCAGATGGAGCTGTTACATCTCTAAAAATTGAAGATGATGCTATCAATACTCAAAAAGTATTAGATGAATCTATAACCACCGCCAAAATTGCTGATAATGCAGTAACAGCTGATAAGTTGTCCAATAACTCAGTCGATACAGCTTCCATCATTGATGCAAACGTTACTGCAGACAAGTTAGCAACAGATTCTGTTACAACAGCTAAGATTGCTAGCGGAAACGTTACAGCAGATAAACTTGCATCGGATTCTGTTTCAACATCCAAAATCATTGATGCAAACGTTACTGCAGACAAGTTAGCAACAGATTCTGTTACAACAGCTAAGATTGCTAGCGGAAACGTTACAGCAGATAAACTTGCATCGGATTCTGTAATGACTACAAGCATTGCGGACTTAAATGTAACAACATCTAAAATTGCAGACGCAGCGGTAACAGATAGTAAGTTGGCAACAGATTCAGTAACATCGGGCAAGATTGCAGATGGATCAGTTACTTCTGCTAAAATTGCAAATGGAACAATTGTCAACGCAGATATTTCTGATAGTGCAGAAATTGCACAATCAAAGGTAGCAGATCTAATAAGTGATCTTGCAGACAAGGCACCTCTTGCCTCACCAACCTTTACAGGCACCGTATCTGGCATAACAAAGTCAATGGTTGGCCTTGGAAACGTAGACAATACTTCTGATTTGGCTAAGCCAGTTTCAACTGCAACTCAGTCAGCATTAGATCTTAAGGCTCCTCTTGCCTCACCAACCTTTACGGGTACCGTATCTGGTATAACAAAGTCAATGGTTGGACTTGCAAACGTAGACAACACCTCTGACTCCGACAAGCCAGTTTCAACTGCAACTCAGTCAGCATTAGATCTTAAGGCACCTCTTGCCTCACCAACCTTTACAGGCACCGTATCTGGCATAACAAAGTCAATGGTTGGACTTGCAAACGTAGACAACACCTCTGACTCCGACAAGCCAGTTTCAACTGCAACTCAGACAGCTTTGGATCTAAAGGCAAACCTTGCTGGTCCAACCTTTACTGGCACAGTAACTCTTCCAGGAACCACAGCAATTGGAAATGTTAGCTCAACAGAAATTGGATATCTCGACGGAGTAACTTCAGCAATTCAAACACAACTTAATGCTAAAGCTGCATCTGCAGATGTTTCTACACATACATCCGCAACAACTTCAGTGCATGGAATTTCCGACACATCACAGTTAGCATATAAGAATGCCGCTAACCAAACATTTACTGGAAATCTAGAAGTTGACGGAAATATGACCGTTGATGGAAACTTAACCGTAAATGGTACAACATTTAATGCCAGCGCAACATCAATTACAATTGAAGATAATATGGTACAGCTCGCACATCAAAATGCTGCTAATACAGTAGATTTAGGTATTGTTGTAGCTTATAATGATGGAACAGCAAAACATGCTGGTATCGTCAGAGATGTTTCTGCAAATAAGTGGAAACTTTTTGAAGGCGTAACAGATGAACCTAGTACTACGGTTAACTTTGCTCAAGGAACCCTAGATGATTTAGAAGTTGCTGATATTACAGCGTCTTCTGCAACAATTGGAGATGTATCGAATACAGAACTTCAATATCTAAATGGCGTAACCTCAGCAATTCAGACACAGATTGACTCCAAGCTTGCTACGTCAACTGCTGCTTCAACTTATGCCCCTATTTTATCACCAACCTTTACAGGTACCGTGTCTGGCATAACAAAGTCAATGGTTGGCCTTGGAAACGTAGACAATACTTCTGATTTGGCTAAGCCAGTTTCAACTGCAACTCAGTCAGCATTGAACCTAAAGGCAAATCTTAACTCACCAACCTTTACGGGTACAGTTTCAGGAATTACTGCATCTATGGTTGGACTTGGAAACGTAGACAATACTTCTGATTTGGCTAAGCCAGTTTCAACTGCAACTCAGTCAGCATTGAACCTAAAGGCAAATCTTAACTCACCAACCTTTACGGGTACAGTTACGCTTTCTGCATCTGGAGTAGCGTTTACAGATGGAACTCAAACAAAAGCTGGTGTTCCATCACTTACAACAATAGGATCTACAATTGGAGCTACTTACAATTTATCAAGTGGCGGGCTTGCTTTAAGAGATCAGCTTATTCCAATTTCTGGAGCATTTGCTGTTACAGTTCCAGCAAATTCAACTACAGCATATCCAATAGGAACTTCAATAAGCTTCTATCAGTCATCTGGTACAGGAGCAAACTTTGTTGAAGCAGCTGGAGTTACAATTCTAAGAACTCCAGGATTAAAATTAAGAACAACATCGTCTTCAGCAACACTTACTAAGGTAGCAACCGATACCTGGTTGCTTGCTGGAGATTTGAGCGCATAATAAAGAATAGGAGCATAAAATGTCAGAATCAAAAAATATAGGTAGAAGATCTTCAGCTCAAGATAACTTTATTGGGCCAAACTGTGTTACAAATGTTACTGCAGTTAATAATGGGTCTGGAAGAGGGTTTAACAGCGGAAGGATAGATGTATCTTGGACTAATCCTACTACTGGGAATACTCCAACTTCGTATAAGATATTTAGAAATGGAACAGAGATAGCTACAGTTTCTCATCCAACTAATACATATTCTGACACAGGGTTATTATCTGCAACAGCCTATTCTTATTCAGTAAACGCCCTTGATGCTTATGGAACATGTGTTGGATCAGCAGGCTCATCAGTTACCGCTACAACAGTTCCAGCACAACCAAATCCTCCCACAGCAACTGCAGGCGTAAATCAAGATACAGTAAGCTGGTCAGCACCTGCAAATGGCGGATCAAATATCACTGGGTATATTTGGGCATCTTCTGACGGAAAGACAAATGCAGCTGGAGGAACTCCTGGAGGAGGACCTACAACATCAACATCGGTTACAGTTGCTCAAGAAGCCAGCACTTCTCAAACATATACAGTTTATGCTATAAATGGTAATGGAAACTCTACAGTTTCTAATGCATCTAACTCAGTAACAACTCTTGCTCCAAGCTTTTTTGCGCCACCATTCTTCCCACCAGCATTCTTTAGCCCGCCATTCTTCCCACCAGTATTCTTTACCCCACCATTCTTCCCACCAGTATTCTTTACCCCACCATTCTTCCCACCAGTATTCTTCACCCCACCATTCTTCCCACCAGTATTCTTCACCCCACCATTCTTCCCACCCACATTCTTTAGCCCACCATTCTTCCCACCCACATTCTTTAGCCCACCATTCTTCCCACCCACATTCTTTAGCCCACCATTCTTCCCACCAATATTCTTCGTCCCACCAGCATTTAGCGGTGGCGGAGGTATCAGGTTCTATTAAAATGTTGACTAGAATATTTAATTTTGCTAAAATTATACTAAGGAGAAAAAAATGAAAAAAGTATGGGCTATAATGTCTTCAAATAAGATAATTGATTTTGCTGAGATGGATTTAATGAGAGATGGAGAAGAAAGATTTCAGAGATACTCTGATTTATTTTCTTCTAATTTTTCCACAAAAGACATAACAGAAAATAAAAAAGTTCAGCTAGGTTCAACTTGGGACGGTAATAATTTTTCAGAGCATGATTCTGAAATTTCTACTGTAGCAAACTACAGATTTGCTCTCATTTCCGATAATAAGGTTATGGGAATAGCTTTAGTACACACTAAAGCTAGAGGAGACTTATATAAAGATGCAGAAATTAATGGAATCTCTGCATTAGAAATTACAGATATGCCATTTTCAGATTTCGCTGTTGGAATGACATGGGATGGAACTAATTTCGTAGCATAGATTGGATTTTTTGTGCAAACAAACATAATTAAAGATCAAGTTTTTCCTGGAATATGGGTATATAAAAATCAAATTAATAAAGACATAATAAATAAGGTTGAAGATTTTTTACAACTTTATCCTTCTGAGCATAAATGGTCGGAAGCTTTAGTTGGATATGCACAAAAAGTTCCACAATATAGAGATTGTTTAGATTTTAAAATACAAAAACACGAATCTGTAGACCTTCCAGAAAGCAGAAGATCTTTAAATAAAATTTGGCAATATGCATATGATATGCAAATTGCAGCGGTTAAAGATTATTGCAAACTTTATAGTATAGAAATGAATTACTGGGAAGCCATGAACTTTGTAAAATATGAACATGGACAACATTTTCAAGAGCATGCAGATCATGGATTTTCTTATATAGCTACTGTTTCATTGGTTGCGTATCCAAATGATGATTACGAAGGCGGAGAATTATATTTTCCTAAGATAGATTTGCTTATAAAGCCCGAAGCTGGGGATCTCGTAATTTTCCCATCAACATATTTATTTTCACATAGAGCTATGCCAGTTAAGTCAGGAATTAAATATTCAATAGTAACTATGCTAGATTATAATGACAATACACACAACCCAGATTTTGACCTGCTTAGAATGAAAAGAACTAATTCTAACACTCCTAGGGAGAGTGATTTTAGTGGAAGTCATAAAGGCATATCCTACTAGATCTAATCATTGTAACTTAGACACCCTGCCAGTTAAAAGGCCTTGGATGGATCAAACATGGGAAAAGCATGCATATCATTGTTTTCCAGTAACTCTAGCAAACACTCTTGGATGGCAAATAAGCTTTCCAAAAGATATTTCTTTTATTTGGGATGGAATAAGCGATTCCAGTCCAGATCACGTAAAAATAATAGAAGGTAAAGAGTATGCTTATCCTGCTAGAGCTAATGCAACTGTAAGTTTTACTACTGGAATGAAATTTAAAACAGAAAAAAATAAAACTCTTCTTATTATGCCAGCTCCAAATTACTTTATTGAAGGAGCACAATGTTTTACAACATTGATAAGCACATCTTTTTTTAGAGCTGACTTGCCCGTGGCGTGGATGATAAACGAAAAAAATAAAAAAATAACTATTCCAGCAGGATTTCCAATATGTTCAATCATTCCAATATCGCTATCCGAATTAAATAATTCTGAAATACATGTAGAAGAGGGTGATCTAGACCCTAATAAAGTTTTAGAGACAGAGCTTTATGACTATTCTAAAGCCGTAAATGATATTAATAAAAAAGGTGAGTGGTCTAACTTTTATAGAGATGGGGTAGATCATAAAGGGAACTCTTTAGGGACACATGAGGTTAAATCTTTAAAATTAAAGGTTAAAAGGCATAGCATATGAATATATGGTATAGTTATATATGGAGGGAAAAATGGAAATAGTTAATAAAGGAGCAATGGGTGGAGGTCGTGCCCCAATATCAATAACTCCATCTGGTTTTTTTGGCAATTCTCCAGACAATATTGTAGAGCTAGAAAACTTTTTGACAGAAGAAGAAAGAAAAAGATTGATAGAGTTTGCTTTAAACAATAAAATTTGGGATGTCACAGAGACACACATAGACGAAGATGGATTAGTCCTTTATGACGCAAACGTGTGGGCAGACAGAGTCTGTACTGGCAACTCCTTAATGAAATCTGATCCTGGTATCCTAGAACTGCTTTGGGATATGATAAATAGGTTAAAAGTAGAAGTAGATAAGTTTTTTAATGTTGACGTTCAAGCTACTGGCCCAGCAATAGTAAAATGGCCAATTGGAGCGAGACAAGAACCACATGCAGATAAAGAATTTCATACTGGCGAGGAAGAAGGAAGGCCAAATGATTTCCCATGGTATGATATAGCTGGCCTATTTTATTTTAACGATGATTATGAAGGTGGGGAGCTATATTTTCCTAGACAGGGAATAGAGTTTAAGCCTAAAGCAGGGGCAGCATACTTTTTCCCAGGAGATAAATATTACGCACATGGAGTGCGTCCAGTAAAATCTGGAAACAGATTCACATCTCCATTTTTTTGGACAATACTAAAACATACTGGAGAAAACCAGCCTCCAAAAGATTATTCAAATCAATTTAAGTCACCATCTTGGGTTAAATATTATGGAGATAAGGATAGTATAACAAATGCATAGTTTAAATATAGTAGAAGATATTGAAGGCATTGAGTGGGAAGAGTTACTTCCAGGAGTAATACTTTATAGAAACATGCTAAAAGATCCAGAATTAGCTTATAAGATAATGATGGAGTCAGAGAGCAGCAGTAAAGGTAAGTATTTCTTTAAGGATTGGACTCCATGGGCTCAATATGGAACATACACTCAATCTAAGGAACCACAAGAGTGGCCCGAAGAAAAAACAGAAATGTTCTTCCTTGAAAAGGAACTTTTTGACGAGATTGCAAATTCTTATGACAAAGCGATATCTCATTATTTTAAGCATACCAATATACCCATACCTGAAGGAGCTAGATATAGCGGACAGTCTTGGTGCAAGTATTTTAATCAAATAGATATGTTAAAAAACAACATGACAATGCAGTATCATACTGACTTTATAATTTCTCAAAAAGATATGCCTGGAGAAAAGTTTCATACTACATGCACATTTTATATAAATGATAATTATAACGGTGGAGACATAGAGTTTTATGTAGACGGTAAATTTGTTAATCATAAACCAAAAGCTGGAGACTTAATGGTTTTCCCTTCTGGAGAACCATATTATCATGGAGTAAAAACAATACCTGACGGAAACAAGTTCTTTATAAGAAACTTTGTTATGTTTGATTATGATGGATCTGAAGAGTGGATAAAAAACCAGAAAAGATTTGGCGCATATAGATGGGCTCAAAAAGAATTAGAAAGAGTAGCCTATGAAGATCCAAGAAATATGTTGTATGTTAGAGATCACAAAATAATTTCTTATGAAGAAGTTGTTGACAATAAGCCAATGGGAGACATATACAAATGAATTTAGTAAAATACAAAGAAGGACCACACCCAATATGGGTTTATGAAAATTTTTTATCTAAAGAAGAGTGTGATGGGATAATTAAAATGTTCAACAATCTCATTGCGAGTGGAGATTTTGAATGGCACCCAATATCTTTTTATGAGTCCTATGCTTACAATATGCCTAATCAGTTAACAGATGACAAAGAAAAATTAGCCAAGTGGTATAGTGATGCAGGCTTACCAGATAATTTTTTTGATGACTTAGAAGAAAAATTTAAGTGGGCTGCAGGGCAGATTATTGGTGGAGAAGCATACAAGATAAGTTTTCACTCTCAAAAGTGGATACCAGGCGCATACGCTGGCTTTCATTCTGATAATAGTTATGACGGCGTACCTAGTGCTTTTGAAAGGAGTAGATATGCTGGTTTTTTATATCTAAACGATGACTTTGAAGGCGGAAATCTGAACTTTAAAAACTTTGACTTATCAATAAAGCCAAAAGTTGGTTCCTATGCTATATTTGACGGTGGTCATGAAAACATACACGAAGTTACAATTGTTTTAAAAAATGATAGGTATACTGTCGGATCTTTCTGGGATGATAGGCCTGAAGAAAGTTATGATCAAGAAACTAAAGATAGATGGGCAGCTGAAATTTTAGAAACTAGAGAAAAACAAAAGATTGAGCAAAAAGAATGGGAAGAGATAAGAGCAAGCGGGAAAAGACAAACCCCTCATGGAATTCAGTATGATGCTGAATTGGCAAAAACTGGAGAAATAGATGGAAATTAAAAACGTACAACCAAGGTCTATGTACACAATGTTTGACATAGTTTTTAATGAAATGGGGGTAACTTACTTTGAAAATGTTATCAGCTATCCAAAAGAACTTGTCGAAATGATAGAAGAGTTAGACGGGGAAAGCGAATCTTACAAAATTATACCCAAATGGTCTACATGGGGGTCAAGCACTGACCAAGAGCATCTATATGGATTGTCAAAGTTTATACATTCAGAAAAAAGAAATACTGATACTGGAAATGATAAGTTAAATAAAAAAATTTTGTATGTTATAAATAGCTTAATGATGGCTCCAGAATTGTGTGCAAAAAAAATATTTTCAATGAATCAAGTAAAAGAAGAACCAAAGATGGCTTTAGATCATATCAAACTGTCAAAATACAGTACTGGAAAAGGCATGGGACCTCATTGTGATGCAGAAGACCCAAATGGAACTGGGGTAAATTTGAGGTATTCTTTAGTGTGCTACTTAAACGATGATTATGAGGGGGGAGAAATCTATTTCAAAAATCAAGATATTAAAATAAAGCCAAAGGCAGGTAGCCTAGTGTTTTTCCCATCAACACATCCATACCTGCATGAATCTCTTCCAGTAACAAAAGGAAACAAGATAATGTATACCACGCATTGGATGGTTTAGCTGATACAATATAAATTATGTCATACTATGCAGCCGTAATGAAAGATAGCCCATCTGGGTTTTGGAAACTGGACGAGCCTTCAGGATCTGTTGCCTATGATAGTTCTGGCTGCGGAAATAATGCAACATATTCTGGAACTATAAATTCAGTAGACATTCCATTGGTTCCTAATGGTGCTCATTCAAATAAAATAACAAGTACAAGCACAGTGTCGTTTCCAATAACAAAAGATTTTTCTGGTCAAACTGGAACTGGCGGATTTGGAATTGAAAAGACAGAAGACAATGATTTCTCATTAGAAGTTTGGTTTCATCCTAAAAATATTACCACATTAACTCCTATATTTGCGGATCAAAATGGGGTAGGAATATATTGGGAAAAAGGAAACATTGTATTTAAGTTAGAAAATGAAAGAGTAGATTACGGCGTTCCATATAGGAATAAAGCATTTCATGTTGTTGCAGTATATGAAATAAATTCTATTAAGCTATATGTTGATTCAGAATTAGTTGCATCTAAATATGTAGGAGATGTGACATTTACAAACCCATCTCTTGAGATAGAAAGCGGCCCAGCAAACACATCAGAATATTTTTTAATAGATGCTCCAGCAATATATAGGTATGCTCTTAATATTAACAGCATACAATCTCACTACCAGCATATTCCAACAAACACAAATGTTCAAATAGTTAAAAGTAATTTTGGACAACTATTTAAATCTACTCTGCAACATCAAGACCAGCCAGATCAATTTTCATGGCCAGCTTATATACCATTTACACTTTTTGAAAATGAAAATATTGGTTTTAGAAGAGAAAAAAATAGTCTGTATTTAAAGGGAGCTTCAGGATCTTACTTTGAAACTTCAATTGCTCCACTTCCATATAAAAACTATGTTTCTTCAAAAATAGAATGGTTTGGAACTGAGGGTGTTTCTGTGTATTCTTCATTAGATTATGATGGCGAAAATACGGTATGGGAAGAATGTACCAATGGATCTGTAATACCAGGTATAGAATTAGGTGAAACATTCTTAAATGAAAAACAAATATACTTTAAGGTAGTGTTTGAAACACATGATATAAACACACATGTTCCAGAAATATACTATATGGGTGCGTATCTTTATGAGGACAAAAAATTATTTTCTCATAGCGGAAGATCATTTATTTCAGTATCTCAACCTTCTTCTGGATCAAATTGGGATGTAGACTTTTCAAATCGAGATTATCAGATAATATCTAGAAATTATGACAACGGAATAAGACCTTTAGGCGCTGGTTTCTATTTGGAAACCATAGATGATATAAGATCTTTAGAATTATTTATTGTTCCAGAATCTTTATCATCTGGATATCTATTTTATAATGAAACTGGCGGACAGGAGTATAGCCTGTCTTGGGCGGCAGGAGGAGCATTATCCAAATCAAATATATCAGAACTATACATAAATGGACAAGACGTTTCTTCTATTACAAATATATCACAGTATATAAATATAGGAGAGCCAAATTATATTATGATCAAAACACCATCAGCCATAACTGGTCAGATTTGGTTTAATGCAAAGTCAGATAATGGTGTCAGGTCTGGATCCTTGCCAAATAATCTGTATAACATAATAGCAATTTATGAAGACCCAAATGTAAATCATTTAACTAATTATAATTTCTATATAGGGGATGAGGTGTTGGTAGCAGATGATTCTGCCTTTACACTGACAGATCTTGGCCCTAAGACCTATGATTTTGACTGGGTGGTTTTAGATAACGCATAGTTTTGTCATTTAAGTTGACAAAAAGCTGGACTTGAGGCATTGAAAGTGGTAAAATAATTA